AAATCCACATTGCAGATTCGTATTGTGGACTAAACGCAATGATCTGATTGTTAAGTATTTCAAGGAGAACGCCAAGCCGTCTAACTTTATTCTTATCTACAGTAATCCTATTATATCTACTGTTATGGGCAAGATACCGAAGTATTTTGATAAGACATTCAATAACGTGCTAGAGCATGAACACGTGGCCTTGCAGAACTGTACAGGGCAGAAGTGCAAAGATTGTATGCTATGTTATACAGAGAATGACACGACAGTAATTGTTGAGAAGGTAAAAAAGTATTAACTCTCCCTTACAAGGGAAACATTGGAGGAAGTAAGGTGACAAATAAAAAGAAGGGCTTGACATACCGCAATCCTGTCGCTAGAGATATGTTACAGGAGCGTAAGTCACCCCAAGTGATACCGCCTAAAAAGGGGAGCAAGGCAGTACGCAACCGCAGAAAGGAGAAGCAAGATGCGATACGAGATAATGAACTTTGAGAAAACTATCAAAGTCAAGAAACGCCCACTGAGGGTCAAAAAGTTTCGCTCACAAGAGTGGAAAATCGAGCGCAATAAAATGCGTAAACTGAAACATGCTAACATAAGGAGAGCATAAAATGATAAAAGTAACATTCACTACCCAGAGAAACAAAACTATTGACAATCCAAATGACATTGAACCAACAGTGTACAACCACCAAGACAGTAGGTGTCCTATAGGTAGTAATGAGTATAAATTACTTGATACAATAATTATCGAACATTATGCAACGCATACTGTAAATGAGCTAGTATCACTTACTGGAATTTACAAGGCAAGAGTGTTGTGGAGAGTCAAGTTTCTTATGGAGCATGGCTATATTCAGCCTAAGAGTAGGGTTTATTTGACAAAAGAGCAGAGAAGAGATTTGAGAAAGCAGATTACAGCTAACGAAAAGGCAATCAAAAGAGCTGTAGCACAACTGAATCGTGCAGCTTGACATATGGCAATAATGGCCTATGATATAGGTATCCTAGTTGACGGTAAGGAGAGAGTTGTCCAGATTGATGACACATATCCTGCCGTCAACGATTGGGAAACTGCAACAATTTTCGCCATACAGTTAATTATTTCAAGGTATGGCGAAAGTGACATTGAGTTTTTATTTTGTAAAGATTATCCATCAGAGGAGTACAAAAAATATGGTTATATACATGAAGCACCAATTCGAGTTCAATAACTACGGTCATAAGGCAGTGGGCAGTGAGCAGTGGGCAGTGATAGGAGTTACTGAACATGAATAGATTTATAATTGAACACGATCAAATAGAAATAGCACAGTCACTGTGTGATCAGCACATTGTCAAGATGCCACTTGAAGAAGCACAGATGTTATGCACTGCACTGTGGGAGTTAGCTCCTAACTATGCAGATGCTAACAACCTGTACAAACCTGTGCATCAGAAGCATCCATGTACTCTGTGGGTAATGGAGTCAGAATCCAACTACCGATTTGCTTATGGGCTATACACTGCTATGCTTGCTGAGTATACCCACAGGTATGGCAAGACACATGGTGCAGGTAAGCACTCAGAGGCTCTGAGCATAGGCTATGACTTCATGCCTAGCGGTGGCATTACACCACACCCTCAGTGTTTCTCAGGTCATGATGACCTCAAGACAGATGAGAAGTGGCCTATCAAAGCATACAGGGCATTCTACAAGCGTGACAAGATGGACTTTGCACGATGGAACAAGAACAGAGCCATGCCTGAATGGTTACAAGAGGGCATATATGAAGCTGACTTGGTGACAAAAAGAAATCTATGGTCAGTAGGTTTAGAGGAGTTAATAGCATGAGTTATCCAGACCAATCACAAAATGATGGAGATGTAGGCATGAAAAAATACGCAGTATTAGTTACAGGTGAGGTGACAAGAAGTTTTTCCGTCACGGCTGACAGTGAAGGGGAGGCAAGGACTGAAGCCTGTAACGAGTGGACTAGAATGGTAGGTGGTGATAGATCTACATCCGAAATACTATTAATAATGGAGGAGGATAAGCATATACTAAAAACTGTTTGACAATTAATAGAAAGGAGTTAGTAACATGAATAAATATACAGTAATATATACCGCAAATGGTAGGTATGATTCACCATACGATGAGCCAATCAGTAGAGTGGATTATATACAGGGTAAAACTATTGACGAGGCTATTGATGGACATATTAAACACCTCAAAGGATACGCTATACGTGATAACGTAGGTGAGCCAGTATTTTTAGAAGGCCATATACGACAGGTTGATATTGGTGCTGGTGTAGGCCACATGTTGGTGGGAAAAGATGACTTAATTATCACAGGCGTAAACAATGATAAGGTATTGTTTGACAATGATAAGTGACTATGATACAACTATAAGTATGGCACAGTTGCCATGCGTTAACCAACAATAAAGGAGATACACTATGAAAATTATAATTAGTATGCCAACCCCAGAGTTACAGAAGGCGGCTGAAGACAAGGTAGATGACTGGACTAAACAGTGGGGTACATTTGCTGATCAACAAGAGAAACTAGATGATGAGGAGAATACATAATGCCATTTGATTTTACAGATGAAGAGTGGGGTCAATTAACAAAAGACCAACAAGGTGATTGGATAGAATATTGGAGCAACCAAGATAGAGAAGAGGAGAATACATAATGCCATTTGATTTCACGATACCAGATACGGTAGACTTTGACATAGCCTTTGAGGATACAAAGGTAGATGACAAGAAGTATGTTCTTAACGCAACGACAGGTGAGTACTTGAATGTAGTAGGCAAGGACTTCACTTGCGTCAGTCACCCTGAACACTACAACGGTGTGATGAAAACTATCGTAGATACACTAGGCAGTGATGCAGTAGAGGATGCACAGGTCAGGTGGAGAGTTGCACGTAATGGAGGGTGGACTATGATGGACATGGTACTACCTAAAGTCAAGAACTTTATACGTACATCTAAGCATGAGACTGAGGTAAGCCAGAGAGTTATCTCACTACATGGTGTAGACTCATCATGCTCTAGCATCTGTCTGCATGGTTGGATAGACTTCTTCTGCACCAATGGTTGCATCTCAGGTGAACATGACAAGGTGAAGCGTAAGCATACATCAGGCTTTGACTTTGACATATTCCAGATGCAACTACGAGATAGTCAGCGTAGCTTTAATGAGCAAGCTGAGAAGCTACAGCTATGGGCTAGGCAGAGAGTAGGTCTTTACGAGGTCAAGGCTATGCTTGAGTCTATGATACCGTCTAAGCAGAAGGCTGAGAAGATGTATGAGTTGTGTTGTGCTGAAGCATCAGTACGTGGACAGAACAAGTACGCAGTGTACTCTGCCTTTACTAACTACAGTTCATGGGCAGATGAACGCAATGGTTTCAGCTTACGTAACACAGGCTATGATACTAAGAATATCAGCATGTTCAATCGTGAAGTAGAAGTATCTAAGTGGATAGACAGTCCACAGTTTAACCAGCTAGCCGCATAAGGAGGGCAACATATGTATATAACAGTAGGAACAGTAACAGTCAGAACATTTGAAACGACTAAATGGAATCCAGATACAAAGGAGCGTGAAGACATCAAGCCTGATGAGCGTGAGTATGAGATTGTCTCAATAGACAAGTATGTTCATGGTATACATGAGTTTGCTAAACTGGTAGAGTATTGGCATATACGCCTGCCTTATGCCGCACTTGACTTTCAGTTTACTTCAGAGATGGAGTGGTAAGATGGGTAGTAAAGAGTTGAATAAAATATGGGAAGTCCTACACACCTATCGTGAGGATTGCATACCAGAAGGTAGATCACTTTACGATGATGAGTGGGATGATATATGCTATGCGATGGCGAGATTAAAGGAGATGCTTGAATGAGATTTATGCGTGAAAGTTGGGGTATAGATGATGAAGAAATATAAAGTAACATTTACCTACGAAGAAGAAGTAGAAGCTACTGATCGTTGGGAAGCACTAATAACAGTAGGCTCAGATAGTAGAATACTTGAACACCTTGGATCAGATGCAATAGTGGAGGAGATAACAAATGGCTAAATGGGCAACAGAAGAATGGGTAGCATCTAAGGAAGATGATGCCAAGAGTGTAGAGCGTATACTTATTAGACTTAGGCGTGTAGCTAACCTGATAAAGACGGATGCTATATGTAGGTCAAGACCTAATGTGAGAGACAGGGCATCTGAAATGGAGTCACTGATATCTTTGTTGGAGAAGAAGCTAGATGAATAGATTACCTAGATATGTACAAGCTATAAAAAAGTCTGGTAGACCCACTGAATACAGATTTAACCCTCCTCAAACTTTAGTAGACGAGGGGGTAGTAAAACGTGAGATGTATGGCAGTGATGTTAGTCAGGTTAAGCGTATAGCTAAACACAACAATGATTTAATTGATCAGTATAGAGAAGAGAAAGCTAAAGTTTTAAATATAACAAAACATAGCAAAGTCAGTGATCTAGTCAGGTTATACTACGAATCTAACGATTTTGACATGCTACGTGACACAACCAAGGCTGATTATAGGTATTTATTGACTATACTATGTAATTCTATGGGTAATAGGAAGTATTCTGACATTACAAGTAAGGTAGCGAAGGCTGCATATGAGGAATGGGTCAAAAGAGGTGTAAGTTTTGCTAATCATATAGCTACTTGCTCATCTAGGGTATTTAACTATGCCATAGAGATGGAATATATCATATTTAATCCATTTACAAACATAAAACGTAAGCCTTTAGCTAAACGTAAGGTTGTATGGCAACATGAAGATGTGTTAAGGTTTCTTGATGAGGCGTATTCTGACTTTAGTACTCGTAACATTGGTCTTATTGTGCAAATGGCTTACGAATGGTGTCAAAGACTAGGTGATATGCGTACATTACGTTGGGAGGACATAGATTTTGATAGTAAAATGCTTACTTTAGAACAGAGCAAGCGTAGAGCAGAGGTATTTTTACCTATATCAGAGGACTTGATGGCAATGTTACGTGATCAGCATGATGACTTTGGCTTTCAACAGTATGTAGCACCTCATATACTACCCACTGAGGGGGTGTATCATCCTTATGCGATGCAAAGGCTTTCAAAAAACGGAAGGGGTGTCATGCGTAAGGCAGGGCTGTCTGAGAAGCTACGATTAATGGACTTACGAAGGACAGGGGTTGTACAAATGGTAGAAAAGAAAGTTCCATTGCCTAATATTATGTCTGTTACTGGTCACGCAAATGTTGCATCTGTGAAACCCTATTTAAAAAATACGTACACGGCAGCAAATGAAGCCTTGACACAAAGAAACGTCAGTGTACAATCGAACACTGTGAGTAACATTGAAAGTGATACATAATGAATATAAATAAACTACTAAATGATATAACACTTATAAATGGTGATACTAAGAGAATGGATTGTCCTGAATGTAATGGTAAGAAAACTTTTACTATCACTAATAATATGGGTTCTATTGTATGGAACTGTTACAAAGCAGGATGTACTGTATCAGGAGGTAGGCGTATTCACTTATCCAGTGATGACATTCGTAAGTCATTGGGTAAAACTGTATCAGAGATTGAGGGTATACCTAAGTTTACTAAACCAGAATGGATAGTACGTGATACAGATAAGATAGCATCTTATTGTGACAAGTGGAGTTTAGATGCTGAAGAACTTGGGTTATTGTATGACGTAAAGGAACACAGAGTTGTATTTCCAGTGATGCATAATGGTCACACTGTAGATGCTACAGGTCGTAGTCTTGGTAAAAGATTACCTAAGTGGAAGCGATATGGAAAGAATACCTTGCCCTATGCTCACGGCTATGGTAATGTCGCTGTAGTTGTTGAAGACTGTGTGAGTGCTGCTGTTATTGGTAGTCATGTATATGTAGGGGTTGCAGTGTTGGGTACATCTCTATCGGAATCGCATAAGAAGTATCTTGCACAGTTTTCAACGGCAGTAATAGCACTAGACCCAGATGCCCTACCAAAGACACTGCAATTTGCAAAGGAGCTAAGAGGATACGTAGATAGTGTGCGTGTCTTGAGACTTAACGATGACTTAAAATATAGAAACCCTGATGACCTACAGAATCTAACACGCATAGGAGAGAGCTAATGGAACTAAGTTTAATAAGAAGTTTAATGGATAAAGAGTTCTACGAAGAACATCGTGGAGCTAGATGTCCTAACAGATTATTCAGTAAGGATGTACGTAAGATAAAAGAAGCCATTGATGCAGCAATGGATAGATATGAGCGGAGTGTCACGCCTGCTGAGATAGAATCACTATTTATGTCAAACAATCCGACAATGACTACGGCACAGAAGCAGGCTTATAGTGCATTGTTTACACAGATAACGAGTAAGCCACCATTAGGTAATGACGTGGCTCAAGAGGTATTGTCTAAACTATTTCAACAGGTAGTTGGTGAGGACATAGCTAACTTAGGCTTTGACTATGTGAATGGTGACAAGACGAGCCTTGAACCACTGCGTGTATTACTAGAACAGTATGGTGATGACTTTACACCTGACTTAAAAGTACAGTGGGATGACATTGACGTTGAGACTTTACTATCTAAGAATGATCTCGAAGCACGTTGGACATTCAACATACCTACCCTTACACGTAAGCTAGAGGGCGTAAACGATGGACACTTGATTGAGATAGGTGCTAGACCTAACACAGGTAAGACATCCTTTCACGCATCACTGGTTGCATCACCCAATGGGTTTGCACATCAGGGTGCTAAGTGCATCATACTCTGTAACGAAGAAGGTTCTCATCGTGTTGGTGCTAGGTATTTGACTGCCGCTACAGGTATGACCATGCAGGAAATCAAGAGAGATCCAGCCAAGGCTAGAGATATATATGCCTCAGTCAAAGAGAACATAAAAATATATGATGCAAGTAATCGTGACATGGCATGGGTTGAGAGTGTGTGCAAGTCATACAAGCCTGACATCGTTATATTAGATATGGGTGATAAGTTTGCTAGGACAGGAGGCTTTGCTAGAACTGACGAAGCACTCAAGGCTAATGCCATACACGCTAGGCAAATAGCTAAACAACATAGCTGTGCTATATTCTATATGTCACAGTTGTCTGCTGATGCAGAGAATAAGGTGGTACTTAATCAGGCAATGATGGAAGGCTCACGTACAGGTAAGGCTGCTGAAGCTGACCTAATGATACTGATAGCTAAGAATCCACCAGTAGAAGGGCAAGAGGAAGAAGATACAATGCGTCACCTGAACCTAGTTAAAAATAAATTGTCAGGTTGGCATGGTATTATCCATTGCGAATTAGAGTATAGAACAGCGAGGTATGTAGTATGATTAGAAATTGTAGATTTTGTGATGTAGAATTGTCACAGGATAATTGGTGTATTGGAAATATAAAACAAAAACAATACAAATGTAAAACTTGTGACGGTATTGTAGGAAGACAAAATTATTTAAAGCGTAAGGCAAAACAATTATCATCTTATTCTGTCACAGCGTTTAATAGAGTAAAAGAGGGTTATGTTTATGCAATAACAAACTCAGCATGGCAAGGATGGATAAAGATAGGTATGGCAGTTGATGCAGAGGATAGATTAAAAGGCTATCAAACATCTAGTCCTTTCAGAGATTATGAATTATTACATAAAAGTTTTTTTAAAAATAAACGTAGGGCAGAAGCTAAAGCACATAAACTTGCAGGAGAAATTGCTGATGAAACAAGAGGGGAATGGTTTAATATTAGTAAAGATAAAGCAATTAATATAATTAATAGTATTGACAATGTAGAAAAAACAGGTATACAAGATATAAAAGAGGTATTTATTTAACATGATTACAATACTAGATGTAGAAAACACTGTTGTAAAAAGAAATGGCAAGATGCATCTTGATCCATTCGAACCAGAGAATACACTTGTTATGGTGGGGATGCTAGATGGTACTGGACTTGAGCAAATTGTAACGTTTGACCACACAGAGCATCCCCCCACAAAAAATGGTAGAGAGATAGTACAGAAAATGCTTGATCGTACTACTCGTTTGGTTGCACACAATGCAGTACATGATTTGATGTGGCTGTGGGAGTCAGGCTTTACCTATGATGGTAGAGTATTTGATACCATGCTAGGTGAGTATGTACTACAACGTGGGCAGAAAGAACCACTATCTCTTGAAGCATGTGCAGAAAGACACCATCTACATACACAGAAGCAGGACACATTAAAAGAATACTTCAAGCAAGGACTGAATGTATCAGAGATACCACACGATGAGTTGTCTGAGTATCTATGTGCTGACTTACATGCGACACAGCAATTGTTCAGACATCAGGACAGACAGTATACCTATGGTGCAGGTAGATCTTTAGTAGATACAATACGACTAACAAACGACTTAGTTGTACACCTAGCTCGTATATACCAACGTGGTTTCAAGGTAGACATGGATGCACTTGAAGAGGTACGCAAAGAGTTTGAAGCAGAGAAGCAGGAGCTTACAGTACAGCTAGAGAAACAGGTACACAAAATTATGGGTGACAGACCCATTAATCTCAACAGTCCAGAGCAGTTGTCATGGATTATATACAGCCGTAAAGTAAATGATAAACCTACATGGTCGTATGCTTATGAGGAACGTGTTACAAATACGCAACACACTGACAACATACGAAGTCTGACTACAAAACTATACAAGCAGAAAGCAGAGAGATGTCAGGAGTGTAATGGGGCAGGACAGATACGTAAGATACGTAAGAATGGTACACCACATAAGAATACAAACAAGTGTCCAACCTGTGCGGCTAGTGGCTTTCTGTACATAAATAGCAAGGAGATAGCAGGATTAAAGTTTAATGCACCTGATCCTAAGTGGGTCAGTGCCAATGGCTTTAGTACTAGTAAGGACAATCTTGTATACCTAGAAGGTGTAGCTAGATCTCGTGGTATGAAGGATGCAGAGTTGTTTCTACAACGAGTACGTAGATTGTCAGCACTTGACACCTATCTATCTAGTTTTGTTGAGGGTATAGCTACTCATGTTAAACAGGATGGTAAGCTACATGTACGATTGCTACAACACAGGACAGGTACAGGCAGACTATCTGGTGCTGATCCTAATATGCAGAACATGCCACGTGGTGGTACGTTTCCAGTTAAGAAAGTATTTGTATCTCGCTGGGATGGTGGACAGATTTGTGAGGCTGACTTCGCTCAGTTAGAGTTTCGTGTAGCTGCCTTTCTTAGTCAGGACAAGACTGCAATAGAAGAAGTAACAACAGGCTTTGATGTACACAGCTATACAGCTAAAGTTATTAGTGATGCAGGTCAAAGTATATCTCGCCAAGACGCCAAGGCACATACATTTGCTCCTCTCTACGGTGCGTCTGGGTTTGGTCGTACACCAGCAGAGGCATCCTACTATCAACAGTTTACATCTAAGTACTCAGGTATAGGTGCATGGCACAAGAGGCTAGCCAAGGAAGTAATTACTACAGGTAATGTGCGTACCCCATCAGGTCGTGAGTTTGCATTTCCTTTGGCTACACGTAGAGCCAATGGAAGTATCACATACTTTACTCAGGTAAAGAACTATCCTGTGCAATCATTTGCTACAGCAGACATCGTGCCTGTATCTCTTATCTACATAGACAAGATGTTACACGCTAACAAATTACAATCATGTGTTGTCAATACCGTACACGATTCAATTGTGATTGACGTACACCCTAATGAGAAGGAGAAAGTATTACGGATCATCAATCGTACCAATGAAGTACTGGTCGATATCATAAATAAGAAGTGGGATGTTGACTTTAATGTACCACTATTATTAGAAGCAAAAATAGGTAATAATTGGCTTGACACAAAAGACGTGGCATGATATACCTACAAGTCTAACATAGGAGAAATATATGAATCAAATAACAAATTTAGATACAAGTAACTACGAAGCTATGGCAAAAGCAATGGGCATGAGTTCATTGGCAGTGCCAACAAAAGAGAAGACTAACTCTCTTGCAAGACTACGCATACATCACACACCTTTAATGGGTCAGGAAGAGATCAAAGGTAAAATGACTAACGTTGAGGTAGTCAGTGGTGGTACATACAAACTAGAGATACCAGAGGGTGAGACATATTACGCTGAGAGTGTAGCTATTCGCCCATTCCTACAGAGGTTTATGTACAAGCGTTTCATTAAAGGTACTGACAGTACACCTAACAGGTATGTCAAGACTATTATGGCAGACAATCTCAACATGGATCTGAAGGATAACGATGGACAGTTTAACTGTGGTAAACCTGCAGGGTACATCGAAGACTTCAAGTCTCTACCTGAGAAGATGCAGGATCTAATTAGACAGATCAAACGTACTCGTGTACTATTTGGTACTGTTGACTTGGTTAATCCTGTTGATGCTAGTGGCAACTCAGTAGATGTGGAGTCCACTCCATTTATATGGGAGGTTGAAAACCGTGATGCATTCAAGACTATGGGTGATGTGTTCAATAAATTAAATAAAATGAAACGTCTACCTGTACAGCATTATGTCAAGGCAGGAACAGAGGAACGTAAGTTGCCAAATGGTAACTCATTCTATCTGCCTACTGCTGAGTTGGATCTATCTGAAACATTGGATATGGACAACGACACTCAGGAAAACTTAGCTAGTTTCTTAGCTTGGGTAGCTAACTATAATGAGTATATTATGGGGGCTTGGAATGAGAATATGCAGAAGCACCAGTCAGTAGATACAGATACTGTCAATGATTTTATTGACATTGATACTGCTGAGTTAGTGTAATGAACCATCCTGCTGAACTGCCTATTCATCAGTACCTTGATAACGCTTCCAATGGCAAGACAACTATGTCTGATGAAACCATTGAACAAGTAGCACAAGACATCAAGGATGCTATGAAGCGGCAGTTTGGTGGGGGCAATAGGAGAGATAAGTTTCGTCTACGTATGTCCAATATAGGTAGACCTACATGCCAACTCTGGTGGGAAAAGAACCATCCAGAGAAGGCACTCCCCAAGCCTACCACCTTCGTAATGAACATGTTAATAGGAGATATAGTTGAGGCAGCATTTAAAGGAATACTTAAAGAAGCAGGAGTTAAATACGAAGATAAAGATAACAATGTATCATTACAGCTTGACAACACCACAGTTAATGGAAGCTATGATCTTATTGTTAATGGTGCTTTGGATGACGTAAAGTCTGCATCATTTTGGTCTTATACTAATAAGTTTGAATCCTACGACACATTAGCTAAAGGAGATTCTTTTGGTTATGTAGGTCAGCTTGCAGGTTATATAAAAGCTACAGGTAAGAAGATTGGAGGTTGGTGGGTAGTCAATAAAGCCAATGGTCAAATTAAGTATATAGCCGCTACTGGTCTAAACTTAGCTAAAGAAATAAAGAAGTTAAAAGAGACAGCTAAAACTGTAGAAGCTAATGTATTTAAACGTTGCTTTGAACCAGAGCCTGAAGTATATAGAGGTAAAGAATCAGGTAACAAGATACTACCTGATGGATGTAAGTTCTGTGACTTTAGATACGCATGTTGGGAAGATATAAAAGACTTACCATCTAAAGTGTATCAAGGTAAAAAGATACCACCAACTGTTTCTTACATTGGAGAAGTAACAGATTGAATGGTAAACGTTTTCAGGCTGCCCTAAAACATGGGTACAGGAGTGGTTTAGAGATGAAGATCTCTGACTACCTCAAAGAAATGGATATACCTGTGGTGTATGAGGCCATTAAGATTGAATGGGAAGACCTTATGTACCGCACGTATACTCCAGACTTTGTGTTGCCTAATGGCATCATAATAGAAAGTAAGGGCCGCTTTACCGCAGCAGATAGACGCAAACATATTGAAATAAAGAAACAACATCCTAAGTTAGATATACGCTTTGTGTTTTACAATAGTAGAAATAAACTAAACAAGGGTGCAAAGACTACGTATCAAGGATGGTGTGAAAAACATAAGTTTTTATATTACGATAGGATCGTACCATTAGAATGGATACAAGAAAAAGGAAAAAATAAACATAAACCACTTATACATTTACCGTATAAAAAAATAGTAAGGAGATAAACCATGACAATACAAGTAGATAACTTTGATGTTAATGATATTATACTAAGAATGAAACCTAATTTTTCAGATAAAAATAGGTGGAATGGGTTTATTGATATGGAAATTATTACAGATAATAAACACACAATGGTTAGAGATGACTACCTACAACTTATGCAAGTTGCATCTTTAGTTTGTTCTTCTTTGCCTGTCATGGAAATGAATGAAGAATTTAGAGATATACTTTGCGATTATGTAGAAAGTATGATAGAAGTAGATAATAAAAAAGAAAAAGATGAAAAGGTAAAAGAATCTATAGCTAATTCTGTAGGTAATATTATTAAGGTAAATTTTAAAAGGAGTGATATATGAGTGATAAACAAGTATACGATGTAGTAACTAAACCAGAACACTACAACCAAGATAACTGTATAGAATGTATTGATGCCATACGTGCTGCTCTAGGTTCAGGGTTTAAAGAATATCTACAGGGTAATATACTTAAATATATATGGAGACATAAGTATAAAAATGGAGTAGAAGATTTAAAGAAAGCAAGTTGGTATCTTGATAGACTAATTGAAGCAGAGATTAGTAATGATAGCTAAAATATTATTAACACTTGACATTGATGAGGAAGAATATAGAATGCCATCAGATGGAAAGATAGAACAAGAACTACAAGAAGCAGTACATGAATTTGTATATGACATAGATGGCATGGAAATTAAAGCCATGCGAATAACAACGGAGTAATTAAATGAGCAACAACTACCTACCCACAGACTACCAAGCATTTATTCATACCTCACGGTATGCTCGTTGGTTAGAAGACGAGAACAGAAGAGAAACATGGCCTGAGACTGTACGTAGATATATGGATAATGTCGTAAAGCCTAAACTAAAAACAAAAACAGAATTTAAAAAGATAGAAGAACAGATTCTTAATCTTAATGTAATGCCTAGCATGAGAGCTTTAATGACAGCAGGTGCTGCGTTAGATCGTGACAACACAGCAGGCTACAACTGTAGCTATTTGCCAGTAGATGACCCAAAAGCATTTGATGAAGCTATGTATATATTACTATGTGGTACAGGTGTAGGTTTTAGTGTAGAGCGTCAGTATATACAGAAGTTACCTGAGATACCTGAGATGTCAGAAAGCGACACTACGGTCATAGTCAAAGATAGCAAAGAAGGATGGGCAAAAGGATTAAGACAAGTACTTGCCCTACTATGGGCAGGAGAAATACCTAAGTGGGATGTCAGTCAGATACGACCTGCAGGAGCTAGATTAAAGACATTTGGTGGTAGAGCATCTGGCCCTGCACCACTGATTGATCTGTTTAATTTTTGTGTAAGTACATTTAGAACTGCTTCAGGTAGAAGGTTGTCATCTATAGAATGTCACGACCTGATGTGTTACATTGGACAGATTGTTGTTGTAGGTGGTGTGCGTAGATCAGCAATGATCTCACTGTCTAATCTATCCGATGGTAGAATGAGACATGCAAAATCAGGTAACTGGTGGGAAACAGCAGGACATAGAGCATTGGCAAATAACTCTGTCTGTTATACAGAAAAACCTGACTCAGAAACTTTCATGCGTGAGTGGCTTGCACTTGTAGAAAGTAAGTCAGGTGAACGTGGTGTCTTCAATAGACAGGCATGTAAAGTATTAGCAGAGCGTAGCGGTAGACGTGATCCAGACCACGAGTTTGGCACAAACCCATGCTCAGAGATTAGCTTGAGGCCATATCAATTCTGTAATCTAACAGAAGTTGTGGTACGTGCAACTGATAATCTGAGAGACATCAAAGATAAAGTTGAGGTCGCTACTATACTAGGCACAATACAGTCTACGTACACTAAGTTTCCTTATCTACGTAAGGTATGGCAGCGTAACACTGAAGAAGAAAGATTGTTAGGCGTAAGTCTTACAGGTGTAATGGACAATCCTATTATGACATCAGCTAACAAAAACTTAGCTAGAGACTTAGAAAGCCTGAAAGAATATGCAGTATATATAAATTCTGTATGGTCTAAAAGTCTTGGTGTCGAACAGAGTACTGCGGTTACATGCTGTAAGCCATCAGGCACTGTATCACAGTTAGTAGACTCTGCATCAGGTATACATGCAAGACATTCACCACACTACATACGAACTGTACGTGGAGATAACAAAGATCCTCTTACACAGTTTATGCAAGATCAGGGCATACCAGCAGAGCCATGTGTCATGAAACCTGACACAACTACAGTGTTCAGCTTTCCTGTTGCAGCACCACCGAAGTCTGTTACACGTAATGATATGACAGCTCTACAACAGCTAGACATGTGGCTTATATATCAAAGACACTGGACAGAGCATAAACCTTCTGTTACAATAACAGTTCGAGACAATGAGTGGATGGAAGTAGGTGCATTTGTATATAAAAACTTTAATGAGATGAGTGGTGTGTCATTTTTACCACACTCTGATCATACTTATCAGCAAGCACCCTATCAGGATTGTACTAAGCATGAATATAAGTTATTAAAAAGTATCATGCCTAGTAAAATAGACTGGTCTAAACTATCAGACTTTGAAGTTGAAGACACAACCAAATCATCTCAGACATTTGCCTGCACTGGCGAAGTATGTGAGATGGTAGACATAACAGCATAGGAGAAACACATGAAGGTAAATATAGAAGGAAAAGACTACGAGATAGATGAGAAAAACAAAGACCTCGTAGGTATTGTAAACACATTAAAGTTAGGTAGTGCTGTGCTTCACAAAGACGAAGGACAAAACTTTGCGTTACTAAATCATATCATACTTTGTGTTCAGGCAGTACAAGAAGGAAAGATAAAGGAGCTAAAAGAAAAACTTAAACCTAAAAAGGAGAAGTAATATGAAAAAGACTTTGACAAGAAAAGAACGTGGCCTTGGAAAATACGATGCCCCACTGAAGGTTCAATTTCAGAAGGGCTTTGATGATTTCAAACGTGGTCGTGTAGGTAATCCATTTCACAGAGATACCATGCAACACAGAGAATGGAACAGAGGATTTAATAAAGCATGGTATGAGAATCTAAAGCGAGTAATTACATATGAAAAAACTAGAAACAGAGGTAAGAGAATGGCTGAAGGAGAAGTACAACATGTCTGACTTTAATGCTTATCAAAGATCGGCAATAAAAACTGCTGTATATCCACCTGAACACAAGATACTTTACCCTGCACTAGGACTAGCAGGAGAAGCAGGTGAGGTAGCTAACAAGGTTAAGAAGGTTATGCGTGATGGCATAGAGAACCAACCAAACGATTGGAAAGAACAGATAGCCAGTGAGATAGGAGATGTACTTTGGTACTGTGCTGCACTGGCACAAGATCTTAATATGTCACTGGGTATGATAGCAAGTCTTAATGAAAATAAACTAAGAGATAGGTTTGATAGGGGAAAGATAAATGGTAGTGGAGACAATAGGTAGAAACATTTAGGGGGCTTAACGCCCCCTTTTGTTTATTTTATCTTTTAGGTTTTGTAATTCTATATGGTAAAAATATTTCACTATAAAATGTTTGAAGAAAATCTACTGCCTCTAAAGACATTACAGGTTTTTCTTTTGTTCCACTAATTAGTTCTCCATTATAAACTATATCTGCATCTTTTAATTTTCTTAAATCCTTTGTCATAGATGTTTTTAAATGTTCTTTAAATTTTTTACTTTTAAATACTTTCCATGCTTGATTTATTATTCTTTTTTCAGAGCCAGAAAGATTTTCAAATCTAGTAGCAAAAGTATGTCTTTGATAGTCTACCCAATCTTGAATATAGTCTTCGTCAGATTCACTATTTGGTTTAGCCATTAAATCATAATTTAATACTTTCTTTTTTACCACTGTTCTTATTTCAGACAATCTACTTTTTATATACTTTTCTTTTGCTTCATTTGTTTTAAAACTTAAATACGTTTTTTCGTCATTAATTTCTTTAGTTAACTCCGTAGAAATTTCCATAGCCATAATTCTTTTAGCTATATTATTTAGATAGTCTCCCCCTTTAAGTTTTTTAGGCGTATAGTCTCTCCACTCTAATCTTAAACGATCAAACTCATTGCTTATTTCAGAGCCTATATCTTTAGGTGTAATTCCTGATAATTGTTTTATTACAGGATTTACTCTGTATATCTTTCTAGGTTCTAAAGGGTTATTTAAGTCATCTCTTAATGGATGATCTTTTCCTCTGATATGATCTGCTAAATCAATTTTTTTACCGTCAATATCAAATCTTAAAGGTAAGGCTCTAGTAGCTGATAACATAAATATTTTCATAAGATCTACATCTGAATTATCTGGCAATGTTAAATAATCTTCTGCGGATGTAAATGGAGTGTCTGTTGTAGCTGCTATGTCTTTTAGCATTCCTGCACCTACTATGGCTCTTCCAGGAATAGTTCCTAATAGTTTAGCTACCTCTCTAGCTACATCTTCATTGTTATCTCCTGCTCCTTGTGCTGCTTCTACTATGGCATCTACTAGATAAAGTCCAGAACCTCCTTTCCCTAGTTGCCCAAAAGCAGCTTCTAAAAGTTCTTTTGATTTAAAAGGTTGATCTTGAAGAGATCTTGCAAGATTATTGTAAGGATTAAAGTCTTTTTCTTCTCTACCTGTAGCAATGCCGTACAGATCGGATCTATAAATCATGTCTACAGCAAAAGCAAACATTGAATACGGCCCTAAAAAGGCTCTAAAATCTTCTTTTTTTCCACTGGTAGGATTGTAGAAGGTATAAGAATCTGTTGTCTCATCCCCATAAATTGTTCTTAATCCAAGAAAAGTACCCAAGGTCGCTAAACCTGTCATTTGTTTTCCTAAAGTTTCGCCATCTATTGCAATAGCAGATTTTGTGCCTGTTCTTTTTCCTCCTTTAACACCTGGTTTATTTAATATTCCTCCAAAATTTATAGATCCCAAGACAGGCGCATGAGTATACCAAAATCTAAGTTGATTTACTAAGTATCTAGGAAAAGGAGCAAATATAGCTCCTATTGGGTTTGTTCCTGCTTTTAAAAACCAATTTGCTATCTGATTTGCCCCACCTTCAATCTCTTTAAACCTAGAAAACTGATAGGTATATTCAAATGCTTCTGTCATAGCTTCAGAAATATACTCACTTGGAACTTGATTAAACTGACCCTCTCTCATAACTTTATCTATACCATCTAGTTCAGTAAATGTTCCATCTGCATTTTTTATTTTTATAGGTTTAATGTTAATAAGTTTATTTAATTCTCTATAATATATGGCTCTTTTAAACATATTATCAGACAAAGTATTTAAAGTATTAGCGTATCTAGTTGCACCTAAAAGACCTTTTTCTGTACCTGTAACTTCTGCAATATCGCCTAATCCTCTTACAAGCTTAGATAATTCGTCGGATTGACCAAAAGCAGGATCTTGAAGTATTTTAAATAATGCTTGATTTTCAGGACTTGTTATACCAAATAAAAGATCTTTAAATAAAATTGAGTCTCTTGAATTTTTAACTTGAGCTTGGCCTCGCTTTACCATTAGGTCTGCATACTTAGCAATATCCTCTTCAGGTATTCCTTCCGCTCTTAACTGATTAATATTCCAAGGTCTTCCAAGTTTTCCTGCAAAATAATTTAATGTTCCCATATTAAATTCATCTAAAGCGTATGTAAAATTACGCATGTAACCATTGTTAGTGTTTCTAACAGTGGTAGCTAACTGAATAGTCATCATACCTACAGAAGTTTTACTTAATACTTTTGCTCCATTCCAAATCATTCTTGTAACAGTAGGAGCTTCATCCATTAAACTTTCTCTAGCTTTTCTAGTTAAACTTGTTACGCCATTAGCTAATAGTAAGTCATCTAAATGATTTAATGCTTCTACATTTCTTTTATATCTAAGAGTAGAACTTTTAGTTGCGTTTCCAAATGTTCCTAGTATCGTACCTGCACGAGAAAGTTCTTCCGCAACCAATGGGCCAAGTTGACTCATTTGAATATTGTGTCTTCTTAGTATAGGACTAACAGTTCTTCCATCTATTAAACCTTTACTTAGAGCATAACTTAATTTAGAACCAAATCTTTCTACACCTTCTCCAAATTCTCTATCTCCTATAGCAGCTAACTTTTCATCAATCTCATCTATCATTCTAGCACCTGCAGCAGATATATTATCTAACTCTTGTATTGCTATTGCATAAGGTCTTCCTTCTTTAAATGCATCTATTTTTTGAAGTTTACTTGGTACTTCTTGTAAAACTTTACCTTCAGTTAAAAGTTCAGGTATAGTATCTGAAAATGGCAACAATAATTTTTGTCTTATTTGTTTTGCATGTTTAGATGTTTTATCTGCATTACGTGATCCAGTAGTACCGTTAAATATTGGAACAGCATATTTACTGTGAGAATTTGATATTGCTTCTTCTAATACTTTTTTATTTCCCTGTAACAAAAGCTCTGATTTATTTCCGCTTATTATCTGTCTGCCAGTAACTGGCAAAGATAAAAGACCACCTGCACCTGCACTTAAACCTGTAGCTAAACTTACATTTTTCCAATTAATTTTTTCTTGATCTGTAGCTAACACTCTTGCCTGTTCTTGTAATCCAACGGTAGCACCTGCTCCTGCTGCCTCAACAACAGAAGATTGAATTGCTGTTTTAGTCAATGCCTGACGAGCTAACGCATCTTTTAAAACTTTTCGTAAAGTTAATTGTACGCCTTTTTGTGCAACTAACGTTCCTGCTTTTGCTCCTCCTGCAGTAAATAAACTACCATATGTACTAGGCGAAGTAGCTATTCCACCTATGTAATCTCCTATCATATTTAAATCATACTCACTATCTACTTTATCATAGGTACTCATTAATCTTCCAAATTGTTGTAATTCGTTAACATTGCCAGATTTTTTTGCTCTATACGCATAGTTTAAATCTTTTGCTGCAGTTACTTCGTTTACATTTTGAACACGAAAATGTTCTAAGTATGCATCATATAAATCTTCTGGATCATTTAAATCTTGATCAGAATAACCTTCACGCCCTTGTAAAAAAGATCTTGCATCAGATAAAAAATCTTGATCCTCTATAAGAGATTCTCTGTTTAAACTACTTTTATCATATAGATGATACATTGATGCCATTATAATATTTTCCTTTTATTACTATTTAAAAGCAAATGGATAGATTGCTTTAAATTGATCTGCTCTTATAGGATCACCGTTATACAAATAAACTTTACCATTTAATATACTCTTATGTATGTCTTTTATAACATTAATTTTTTCTGCTCTGCTTTTTCCTCCTGCTATATTAATTATAGTTTGCAAGCCTTTATACGTTGTTACATCTTTTAAGTCTGTAATTTCTCTTTCTTTATCTGTATCATCTGTTCCATCTAATGAAGAAGGGTCAAGTCCTAATTCAGTTTTTTTCTTTTTAAGACTTGGATCAGTAGATGTGTCAGATACATCATATTTTGGGTCTTTAAGTTTCTCATAAAAGGATTCAAAAAACTGTTCTGAAGTAGGGTATACTTCTTGAATTTTTCTAACTTTAAAGTCTACTACTGTAGGTGCAGTAGAATCATTTCCATAATCAATTACTACGTCAGTTATCAGTCCTTGTTGTAAATTTTCCATCATTACACTTCTTACGTCTGTTAATTTTGTAACGTCTATTTTTTTACCTACCCTATTTGTTGCAGTAGAAATTTTTTGTAACTCGTTACTCATGTGTCTAGCCATAGAAAGCACGATAGGTTTTTGATTAGCGTCACTAACTTCATACACTTTACCCCAATTTGCATCTACAACATATGTACCTTTAGTAAACATAGTAATTCCAATATCACCTGTAAGTCTTTTTTCTATATTCAATCTTTGAGAATCTGTCATGTTATTTTGTTGGTTATCTACATTAAACAAATCATATTCTGCCCTGTGAGAATTAGAAATTTCTGTTAATATATTTAATGTTTCCTTTGCTTCTGGAGAGGACTTATCTTCATAATTGTTATATTTTTTTAGGTACAAGTTGCTTATAGTTTTAAGATACTCTAATTTTTCTTTAGGGTCATTTGGTGCGTTTATTAGCCAAGTTTTTTCTCCACTAGAAGATACAGGAGCTAATTTGGGAATATTTACTGGTATACTTATATCGTTATTAACTGCTGAAATTAACTCATTTGATCGTGCATTTACTTGATCAGAGTAATCTGGGTCAAAAAATCCAAGGATTCCTCTATTTTCAGTAACTTTGCTAGGAGCTAAAGGTGAATATTTAGGAGCTTCTCCTACAACAAATTGCGCTAGTTGATTTGCAGTAATATTTGCTTTAGGATCTCTATCTATTTTAACTAGGTCAGAAGTAGATATAGCTCCTCCACTATTATCAGAAGTAGTTTTTAAGTCCTTTAAAAATTCTTCTGCACCATCTAATCCATATGTTTGTACAGCATATTGAACTAAGTTCATGTCATTATTAACAATTCCTGCATAAGATCTAATTTTATTTTTTGTAGCTTTGAATTGCGTTGCGTGTTTACCACTTTCTTCAATTACTTTAGATGCACGTAATTTTGAAATTTCACTAATTCTTTTTTCTCTTTGGTCTATCTGTCTTCTTATACCTGTGTCAAGACCAGTTGCTAGACCCCCTACTAAACCTTCTAAAAAACTCATACTGATCTCCTCGCCATTAATCCT